GCCTAATGCTACCTTAAGACCAACAGTGGCTTTAGTCAATGCGGTTGTAGAAGCAGTAGCAATTTTTAAGCCCGCAGTGTGAGCTTTTAACGCTCCAGTAGAAGTTCTGAAATGTAAAACAAGATTTTGTTGCTTAGCTACAGTTGCAGCAAGAGCTGAATTATAACGGGCCGTAGATAATGTAGCCCTTTCTTTCGCTGCTCGGTAGGCATGGGTAGCTCCTATTGTAGCAACTAACACCCCACCCCAACGGACCAAGATGCCTAATGCGGTACTTAGTTCTAAGCCCCACCTTGACAACCAATCTACCGAGGCCAAGGCAGCTTGACCAACACTATCAAAGCCCATACGTATACGTTGGATTTGACGGTCAAACTCTTCGGCGGGTGCGTTCAAGCGTTGCTCAATGACATCACCATACTCTTCAGCTTGTCTAGTTGCATCCTGATAAGCTTCCGTTAGTTCTTGAAGCTCAGGACGCATGGCAAGCAATATGCCACGCAAACCACGTTGTTGAGTAACGAGATCACCGAGGGCTTGAATACCGTCCTCTCGGACAATCTGACCAAAACGTTCCATGATTCCAGTGAAGCCAAACGTAGCAACAGCAGCTTCACCAGAGGTTACACCCCAACGGTTAAAGACTTCAATAAGCTCTTCAGACGGTTGGATGAATTGCTGCATGATCGCGTTAAGACTCGTCATGGCTTCACGTGCTTGAACACCACTACGAGTCATAATCGCCAATGTGGCAGCTACTTCTTCAAACCCAATACCAAGGGCATTAGCTGAAGCAGTTACACGGCCCATTGTATGCGCGACTTCTTCAGCACGCAACCGCCCTTCTCGAATCATGGCAAACATAACACTCATGACTCGATTGGTCTCAAGGACACTCATATTGAAGGAGTTGAGTACAGAGGCAGCAAGACCAACAGCGTCAGGTAGTTGAGTAGCAGTAACCTTTGAGAATCGAATAATCTCACGGGTGAAGGTTTCGATCTCTCGGGTGGAATTACCGATACTTGCAGACAGGGCTTGGTACTGAGCGTCAACAATGTCTAGGCGGGCAATACCGAATTGCCTAGACAATTCAGATACTTGACGGTGCATCATTGCGATACCATCAGCACCTGCTTCCATTTCACCAGCAATAGTCTGAAGCTCAAGCAACGCAACCTCAAGGTCACGCATGTCTTGAATTGACCGACGAGCGTTAGACTGCAACTGGTGGAACATCAAGGTCACGACACGCGCCATGACCAATTTGAACAGTTCTTTATATCTGAGTGTGATACCTACTATTTGAACTTGCTGTTCGCCGAAGACTTTATTAGTCCCTGCTNCTGCTTTAGAGACGGATTGTTGTGCTTCTGCATTGTTATGAACAGCTTTGCCTAAATNCCCATGCGCCTTACCAGCAGCAGTAGCCGCCTTAGCCTGACCTTGTAGGTGCCCAGGTAAGAGACCTACTTCACCTCTAAATTCCCTAATCTTCTCTATAGCAAGATTAAGAGANTCAATAAAAGGCTTAGCATTCAGGTTAAGCTGTTCTTCGGCCATTAGAACTTGACTTTCTTACGTTTGAGCGGGCTCGGGTGCTTAAATACGTTAAGATGCTCATGTCCGTGCCTCTTAACGTATTTCATAAAGTACCGTCTACCTTCAGGGTACGACAGCCATCGACCACGACCTGTCGGACTTGGGGTATTTTCCCACAAGTCATAATACCCTAGATGTGAAGCTATGCTAAGTATGTAGTTATTATGGACCTTACGGAACTCGTAACTACCTAGTGTTTCACCTCGGGCTTGAGTTTGTCCTTGAGCCTCTAAGGCTTGTCGCTGATCAACATGGGGTGAATCAGGCGAAAAATCGAATAGGTCAAGTATACCGATCTCACGAGCTAATGGAGCAAGAGTAGCTTTCGCTTGACCCGTCAACACAGGAACTTTGGCTTGTGCTGCCAACAAGAACTCAGAGGCCGCAGAATGTTGAAGATCACGGACAGCAGTATCTAGCTTCTGTAGAGCTTCGTCTACATCAAGCTCGAACACTGTCATTGTCCCGCTAATCGTCATCATTTGATTGAACCTGCTTCCTCGTGGTGACGTATGTTCTCGTAAGCCATCAACTTTGCTTTGGTGAAGTTTGAATTGTCATCCCACTGCTCTCGTACATTTGGAGGTAACAAACCAAACCTTTCACAAGCCCGGTACACTAAGTATTCCGCAGTCCGGTAAGGTGCAACTATTTTTCCACTAGCATCACCTCCTCCTGAGAAGCTTAAAAATCCTCTTGGGCTCTTTCGATCACTTCGTCCTTGAGACTATTAGCCTCAAGAGCGGCCATCGTAATCTTGTTGATCTCAGCGACGTTGAGTCCAGCTTCCTTCAACTCATCCTCAAAAAGCTCGTAGCTCTCAGGATCATTGATGTCAACAGATTCCCATTCGAGATCTTCAGTAGGCTCAAGGGATTTGAGAATAATCCACAACATCCGCTTACGAGCCCAATCAGCGAAAGCTTCCTTGTACTTAGCATCGTTCTTCTGGTAGGTTACTTGGCCTTTGTTGTTTTTCACCCAAGGCGGCTTAGGCTCTGGGTACAACTCTTCAAAAGAATTCATGTCCTCAATAGCTTGGAGCTTGAACTCCAATACAGTCCCGTCACGACGTGTAATTTGCACACTCGTTTTGTTCGGGATGTAGATATTTTCGCCTTTCCATTTCATGATCTAATCCTTACGTGGTATGGTCATACCGTTCGAGTTCGGGCTTAACTACGTTGCAAGAGCCGTTGAAGCTAATGGTCGAAGAGCCTTGGCTGATATCGCCCGTCCATTCCTCAATGCGGAAATGAGGAAATGTGATCTTCTCACCATACTCACCTGCACCATCAGGTACACAATCAGGCTCATAAGTGAATACGAGATCCACGGCGTAAGGGCTACAAACAGTAGAGTCAACCGAAGTCCACTCTTCCGCGTCACCTTCACCGTGAAGTGCATCATAGATAGATACGTCTTCAGAACCTGTGCCCTTAATGTAAGACCACCGTCCACTGACATCCACCGTCAGAGGCTCTTCTTCATCATCAATCACCGTGTCCAAATTACCACGGTCACGTTCGTACAGTCGCGGGGTCGAACGGGTCCAGCTTACCGAACCCTCATCACCAAAGACTACCTCGACAGATTTTTCAGGGGAACTGCCGTCAACAATCTCCATCTTGGTGAATTTGAATTGTGCTCGCTTAGTGCTCATAATATCCCTCACAAGGAACCTCGATTAAGCTTTGTTCGAGCCTAATCGCAGGGTTGGGTTGGCCGTAATCTTCAGTTGTATGTTCGTACTTGTGTAGGCAGAAAAGGAGGTTATTGTTCTCGTCATGAACTGGAATCGGTATATTGACCCGATCAATCACTTGGTCTTTCAGCTTACTCATCTTGTATATATCTACCTTAGGTAGGGTAACAACACACAAGATGTTGATACGTGCGTAGATCGTGATTTGACCTGGGCTCTCAGAGTATCTGATCGGGTATATACGAGGCTCAATCCATTGGTCTGTGAATTGATCGCGGTCCATTCCTTCAACGAACATGTTGAAGTTTTGGAAGTGCTTAAATACACCGCGTCGTATATCCGTATCAAACCTCATGAAGCTTCCTTCAACGTCAGGACAATAACATCTTCATCCGCCATATAGCCAGTGCTATCTACATTCCAGGTTCTCCCCCTCTGACTAACGGTGGCTTTTTTGTTAGCAAACTCACATGGTAACTGTTCACGTCTGAACGTAAATCGAGCTTCTGAGAGTTCAAAAAAGCCACCGTAGTCACGAGAGGGTCTACCTGAATGGTTTTGGTACTGATGTTCAACAGGGGTCATAAGACCCTTGACGTTATAGGATACTTGATCCTGAGCTGCTAAGCCAGTGTCGAAATCGACTTCGTGCTCGCCCCATAGGGTAATCGTCACGTGATCAGGGTATCGATCCGCTAGACGGCCTATGGAGCGTTTCACGAAGTCTTTTGACATTAGTTAAGCAGCACACCACCTTGGTTGGTATCGAGCGTCTTCAAGCCGAACAGGCTATCAACAGTCACGATATTGCGCATCTGCAAGTGATCGTAGGAGATCAGCACGCGGAGCGAAAGGTCGTTGTATTGAGCGTTCGCTCCATATGCGCCCATCGGGATTTCCATCGGACGGTTGACCAGCGTAATAGCCGGAGAACGCATCGCAATGTTGTACGAACCCCAAGGTAGCGGGTTGATGTTCGCATCGTCGGCAATATTCTCTTCAAGCGGCTGAGACAAGAAGATCTTATTGTCGGACGTGTCAACATCCCAAACGCCGTACACGTGAGTGGAGTCACCAAAGGTAATACCTTGCCCAATGTGAGGCGGCTGAGTGAACGTCTTGTACTTGATCCCACCGTCGTAACCAGCCGAGTAACCATCAGTCTTATCAACCTCACCGAAGCTAAAGACCGTGATTTCAGCATCATTCTCGACGGCGTGTCGGAGACCAGGAGTGATCTTAACCGACGTGGCGGGAGAGTCCGCATCCTCGGTACACTGTTGAGGTGTGTTATCACCCTCGATGAGCAACCATTGGCCTTCCTTGATGTCTTCACTAAGAGCGTTGACAGTGATGGTCTTCGCACCAACACCATGCGCACCATTGACAACTGCGGTGTCAGTGTCTGCCTCCATCGGGACCGAAGGGATATTCTGACTGTGCAGAATAGTAAGACCACTGGCCTGACCAATCACACCATTCAGAATCGGCGAACCGTCTCCAGTCATACGGTACTCAGTGAGCTTGTCTTCCTTAAGCAAATCACCGTAAGCCTCAGGACCAACTACCATGTAGCGATTAGTCGTGGGAGACTTCTTTTGGAACATGCCGGTATTGACATCGACAATATCAGCATAAGCCGCAGACTTCCCGATCTTACCCCCAACGGTGTTCAGGAAGCGTCAAGAGTCTGTGCGATGCTATAGACCGCAGGTTCCAAGAACCGTTCGACTAGGTTGGGGAAGCCCTTCTGACGCTCGACATCCTCAAGAGCAAACGAGCTGTACAGATGCAGGTTCAACTTAACCTGATCCGCCTCACTCGTCGCATCTTCAATCGAGATGTTAGCACCAGTTTGCTTCTTCTTCGTGCTGAGGTCCTTGACCCGGTGGACGTTCACAACGTCACCAGCGGCTTGGAACTGATTCTCGTAGTCACGATTACAGAGCTGAGACGTGACTAGCGTCTTCTCTAGGCGCATCAGACCTTCTTGAGCCCACCATTCAGGGGTCATCGGGTCCAGTTCGTTCAAGAGGCGGAGCTTATAGATGTTCATTTGCTTACCTTATCCTTGTTATGTTCTCGCCACTCCCTGTAAGCTTTGGGATCATCGAGAGGTGGGCCTGTATCCTTGGAGCCAGGGGCGTTCCTATTCAAGTTCATCCCGCTCGTGACATTCTGCTTGAACAGGTTGCCGTACTGATCAGGCTTATCGTTCATCCGTTTCAAAGCTTCTTTCGGAGACAAGTCAAGGGTAATAGGATTACCGTCTTTGTCTTCGTCAGAGAAGTTGACGAGTGTTTTGAAGTTTCCAGTGGAGTTGCCATCAGAATCGAGTTCTTCGGTCACGTGAGTATTCGGGCGTAACAAGCTAAGAATCTGAGACGGGTTATAAGCCTCAGTT